ATATATTTTGTATCTTTGCGCTTTAAAAAATTAACAATATAAAATTTATATTTTCAGTTATGAAAACCAATCAAAATATGGTTCGTAAAATGGGAGACTTTGAGGTTGTCCAACGTACCAAAGACGGATTTTTTAATGCTACTGCATTATTGAAACAATGGAATAATGCTGTTGAAAATCAGAAAGTTTTACATACCCAGAATTCTGGGTATGTAAAAAATAGCTCTGAAAATCAACAAGTTATTTTACATACCCAGAATTCCCCCTATGTAAAAAAGAAAGATATTGACGATTTCTTTCTAAACAAATCAACTCAGGAATATATTTGTGTAATCATACAAAAAGAAAATCTAACTTCCGAAACATCTGTATATTTAAAATCACGAGCTTCAAGAGGGGTAAATGCTGGCACTTGGATGCACCCTATGTTGTTCATAGACTTTGCTATGTGGCTTAATCCTTATTTCAAATATGATGTACTGCGATTTGTATCTGACGAAATGATTAAGTACCGAAACCTTGCAGGAGATAGCTACAAAACATTAGCTTCACATGTGGCAACAATCGTTCCTAAGCAGCTTATGCCTATGGCAATGAAAAAGATAGCGCAAGGATTGAATTTTATTGTTTTTGGAGACCATAAGCACGCTATGCGTAATGAGGTAGGAGAAGAAACAAAACAATTGGAGCTTTTTCAACTACAACAGAAAGTAGCAGACCTTATAGGAGACGAGTTTATAAAGTCCTTTGACGAATTGATAACTTACCTCCGTAAGCTATACGGAAGAAAATACACCCCTAAAGCCTTAATAAATTAACTACAAAGCCGCCTAATGACAACAAATATAATAACACCTAAGATAAAGAACAAAAACAGCAGGCAGCTAACAAGGAGTTTTCGTATAATGAAAGCATTTCTCCTTATTAAGTTTGCTCACTTATATAGTCAGCGATGCCTATATCAATCCCTGATGAAGTCAAAGAATGACTATCACACAGCCGAGAATATATCCAATATGATAAATGATATATTCGGAGGTCAAACCTCCCCTCAAGATTTTATATGTGATAAGAATGAGATAGCAGATAAGTGTATTAACCTAACAGAGGAGATGAAATCATACGAAGGGGTACTAAAAACACTAAACATTGATCCACAAGATGTATATGCTTTTTGTGCTGATGTAGAGTACAACAATTCAGTACCATTATTTAGATGTTACGGGCAACTTGCTATGTATGTAGTGAGATATATAGAGGATTATGACTTAGGAATGATAACCAAAGATGAAGCCTTAGAAAATATAAAGTACCTTAAAGGGTTTGAATTTGCTCCTAAAAACTTATCTATGGTAACTCGTAAGATAGTAATTCAAGTAGAATCCGCCTTTGGGTTTGTCTTTTTGAGAAGAATTATAAGGCGCTGCAAAAAAGAGTATAAGGGCAAAAAATTTAAAGTGACAATAAAAAGTAATGTACACCTATGAAACATCAAGAAAGCACCCTACAAACCTCCTGTGTGAAATGGTTTAGGTTACAGTATCCTAACCTCGTGATATACGCTGTTCCTAATGGAGGAAGTCGAAACGTTCGAGAAGCGCAACGCCTCAAAGCAGAGGGAGTACTCGCAGGGGTTGCAGACCTAAATGTATTACTCCCCCAAGGAAGAATCATTTATATAGAGATGAAAGTAAAAGGCAATCGGCAAACTGACAATCAAAAAGCCTTTCAACAAAAAGCCGAGGCTCTCGGATATAAGTACTATGTATGCTACAGCTTTGACCAGTTCAAGGCGATCATAGAAGAGGAACTAAACACCACTGACAACTAACCCCTAAAACCTAACACCTAACCTCCCATGCTTGAAAAGATAAAAACAGCCATAGAAGACACCACGGACGAGGCTATAAAGAGCCGCACAATTTACCTCAAGCTATTTTGCGGATTGGCGTGTAAGCACTCCCTATCCTCACAAAAGGATATAGCCGCTTTCTTGGGCATTTCCCCAGCAAGCGTGGGTTATTACCGCAAGGAACATAGCAGCATGCTAATGGTTACCGAGTACCAAAAGCTATACCAAGCCGTGGAAAAGAAGATATTATAACGTTCTTCATTCGTATTTTTGATGTGTTTCATTGGCACCACTCCTAAATCAGGAGTGGTGTTTTTTTATTCCTCTTTGTTGTCTTGCTCGTACTGCTCCTTTTATTGCAAGGTATCAGAACAAAAAAAAACACAAAGAAAATACAAAGAAAAAACAAACGACAATAACATCCCTTTGCGACCTATATCGTACCTTTGCCTTGATAATTAAGGCAAAATGGCATGGAAAGCAGAATAGGTAACCTCATTGATATTGATTGGAGAAATAACCTACACGACCTCCAACCTGAAAATATAAAAACTCCCACCAACTTAAATTTTCTCAAGGAAAGCCTCGTAAAACATGGCTTTGCCTTGCCTTTTGCTGTATGGAACGATCAAGGAAAATATTATTGTATTGACGGACATACCCGCAAACAAGTACTATCCGAACTTGTCAGCGAGGGGGTAAGTGTCCCTACTCTTCTAAAAGCCTTTGAGATATTAGCCAAAGACCGTAAAGAAGCAGTAGAAATACTCCTTGAAGTCTATAATCAAAAACACAATCCTTTTGTCAAAGATACTCTTACAGAGTGGGTAAAGGTAGAAGAGGTACAGGTCAATATTGAAAGTCTTCATGTAGAGACCCTATCAGAGCAAGACCCTAACGATATAAATATTAAACAAGAAAAGAAAGTTTGGGTACCTGATTGCCTTTTTCCCTCTAACAATCCCTATGATATTCCTACATTGTTACCACATACACAGCCTATTTATGTAGATGTTCCTTTGCGCCCCTATGGAGCCGAAAAAAGGAGTAAGCAAGGCGTGGGTACTTATCATTTTTACGTTGATGATTACCGCTTTGAGGCTATTTGGGACAATCCCTCAGCTATCATAGAATCAGGGTGTAAGAATATCGTTGAGCCTAATTGTAGTTTATATGAAACCACACCTATCAGTTATGGGATATTCCAAATCTACAAAAAGCGTTGGATTGCTCGTTTCTTACAGGATTACAATATAAACATATTCGTTGATTTGAATGTAACAGAGAAATTTGCCTCTTATAACAGAATGGGCATTCCTGAAGGTTACAACGCTTTTTTTACTCGTGGTTACGAATCACGCCTTAATAACTTAGAAAAGGAACTTATCATCGCTCAGGAAATATCAGGACTTGACAATCCGAACCTTGTTGTATATGGAGGGGGTAAAAAAGCTAAAGAGTTTTGTTACAAGAAGAACCTTACTTGTATCAGTGAAACCACCTTAGATATATGATCCTATGGGTAAATCATCAGGTGGAATTAGGAATACTAACAAGCCTAAATCAAAAATCAGCAAAGAGAGCAAAGAGGAGGCAAGAGAACGAGAATTACAAAAGCTCAATGCACCCTATAGGGAGATATACAAAGCAAAGAACGGAGCCTCCGTATCGGTAAGCCCTTATGCAGATAGAAAGGACTTACAAGAGAATATCACAACCGCCAAGGTAATAGCCGACGAATTAGGAGTAAGTGTAAAGATACGTCCTCACTTGATTTTAGAAGGTTATAAAAATCCAGAATATGAGATAAAAGGGATTGTTGGTGATAGAGCTATTTTTGAGGGAACAGATCTAAGAAAATTTGTTTCTAACACCTTTAAGAATAAATATAAAGATAGCATTGGACAGCTATCAGGACAACGTAATTCATTTTTAGTATTAGATATAGGAAACAAACCTTTTACAGGAAGTAGTTTGATAGGGTTTGGAGCTCAAATAAATTCTAAAATGACAAACAGACCAACTGTAGAACACATCTATATTGTGAAAGGAGATAAAGCAATCGTTATTAACAGAAACGATGTAGGAGGAAACAACCTTTTTGAAAAAATACTTTCCTTAAACAAGTAAGAGCTTAATACTCATTGTTTAAGTATTAAGCCCTTACAAGAGGTGGGTATTGACAAGTTGAACTCCTCGCTACCCGGCGAGTAACAAATTCATTTGTTACGCTCCGCAAAGATACAAAATATTTTTCTAACCACAAATATTTTTTTTAAATAAAATGGGAAAATCATCAGGAGGCATAAGAAATGATAGCCGTAACGACATCATAATGCAAAAAGGAGGAGGTACGCCCTCCAGTGTCAAGAATATAGGTAGTATCAAAGATATTACCGACAAAAAAGCTAATCGTGAGGTAAAGCGTGCTATATCAAAGTATCACTCACGAATAGGGCTTAATACTCGTGAAGTCAAACTGGCAGACCTAAAAAATGCTTATGGGATTGCTGTTATATCTAATAATTCAGGTACGGTATACCTTAATCGTAAATCATTCAACAACAGCAAAGCCATGGTAAAATCCAAGAAGGAAGAATACAAAGCTGGGCTAAAGGTTAAAACCAACAAAGCCATTCAGCATACCACTATACACGAACTGGCTCATACCACTTGGACAAATCGACATACAGGAGACAAACACAAGAAAGCGGGTAAGGAGATAAAAGCCCTCTATAAACAATACACCAAAACAAAATCTAATGTATTAGGAGGGTATGCACGCCAAAATGTCAATGAGTTTTATGCTGAAGGAATGAGCAAAGCTATATTAGGTAAAAAAGACCCCTACTCTAAAAAGCTATTGGAAATCACCAAAAAGTATAAGTTATAATACACTTGCTATATATGTAACACTCTAAATAGAACAAACAATGATTTTAAAAAAAGACATCTTAAACAGAGCCTATCAAAGACATACCCAAATGGGAGGAAAAGCAAAATCTGTAGAAGCATTTGCGAAATTAGTAGTAGCAGGCCTTAACATCATTCAGGCTGAGGAGGAAGAAAACGAACAAGGGTTGTTCATCTCTCATGTCTATTCTGAAAAAGAACAAGAACAACTATCAGCAGGTATTGACTATAAAAACGAATTAGAAGAAGAAACAGACGAATAATGACAAACACTCCGAAAAATAGACAAACATGGATACTTGACTCTCTGAAAAGCGAGCCGAGTTTGTCATATTCGGAAGTGTGGGGTAAATATGAGGTAAAGTGGGGTAAGGGTAAAACTACCTTTGATAAGGACTGGAAACAAGCTCAAAGACAGCACCAAGAGTATCAAAAACAAGCCCAGCAGGTTAAGTTAAAGCAATCCCTAGCTACTGAAAAAGAAGCAGTAAAAAGGGGGCTTAAAACCAAAATAGACCGTATCACTATTTTGCAAAATCAGATTGACAACCTTTTAGAGCGATTGGAAAAAGGTACTCACCCACAAGAGATACGATCCCATGAAGGACAAATACAAAGATACGAACGAACTCTCACTCCCTCAGAGATAACAGCCTATAACCGTACCATTCGTGAGTTGCAGTCCGAAATATCCAAAATGGAAGGGGATTATATCAATGTAAATCAAGTGGAATTATCAGGCAGCATCGACATTGCCCAATGGCTCAAGAACAACAACAAGAACAATGATTAAGACCCAACCTGTATATGATCCTTTGTACTTGAACAAAGATAAGTTTATTATAATCCTTTCAGGAGGAAGGGGGTCAGGTAAGTCGTACAACGCCTCTACCTTCTTAGAACGCTTATCTTTTGAGGCAGGGCATAAGATACTATTTAGCCGTTATACCATGGTATCAGCTCATAGTTCTATTATTCCTGAGTTTGAGGAAAAGATAGAAGCAGAGGGCACACAGGCGTATTTCAGTATCACCAAAACAGCTATCAAAAACACTTTTTCAGGCTCTGAAATTCTCTTTAAAGGGATTAAGACCTCATCAGGTAACCAAACGGCTAACCTTAAATCATTACATGGTATCACCACTTTCGTAGGTGATGAAATGGAAGAATGGCTATCAGAAGAGGATTACGAAAAACTAATCCTTTCTATTCGTCAAAAGGGGGTGCAATTGCGGGTTATCCTTATTCTGAACCCCTCCAATGCCGAGCATTTCATTTATAAGAAGTACATCGAAAAAACGCATAAGGTGGTAAAGATTGATGGTGTGGAAGTGCAAATATCTACTCATCCTGATGTATTGCATATTCATACTACCTACTTTGATAATATAGAAAACCTCAATGAGCAGTTTTTTAAACAGATTGATGAAATCAAAGCCCAAAGCCTCGCACAAGCCACTAATGAGAGAGGATTCTTTAGTCAATCCCTATTCAACAAAACCAAATACGCTCAAAAAATCATAGGTCGCTGGGCTGATGTATCCGAAGGGGTCATATTCACCAATTGGGAGATGGGAGATTTCGACACCTCATTACCTTATGGGTATGGACAAGATTACGGATTTTCGGTTGACCCAGACACACTCATTAAGGTAGCGGTGGATAATCGTAATAAAATCATATATATAGCTGAAAAATACTATGGTAACAAACAACTATCGTCTGACGGACTCTATATACTCAATAGCACCCTAATAGACAACCCTAACGACATTATCGTTGCCGATAGTGCCGAACCTCGCCTAATTGCAGACTTAAGAGACAAAGGTCTAAATATCGAACCTTGCGAAAAAGGAGCAGGCAGCGTATCAGCAGGCATAACCACAATGCTCAATTACAAGTTAGTGGTAACTCCCTACAGTTTCAATGTAATGAAGGAGTTAAAAAATTATGCTTGGAATGACAAGAAAGCAGGTATCCCCATAGATAACCACAACCACGCTATAGATGCTATCCGTTATATCACAATGAAGCTACTAAGTGGAACAAATAACAACCTATATCAACTCGCCTCAATGATTTAATAAGCACATAATACAACCAATATACTATGACCCAAGAAGAATTTAAACAAGATGTATCTATCATTGACACCACTACCTATCAAAGACAGTATGATGTCAAAAAGCATGAGATATTCACTAATAAACATAAATTCCCAGACCCTGAAATCGTAATACCTCTTACGGACGAGGTAGGTAATCCCTTATTAGATAGTCAGAATAAACCACGTTTTGAAAAGCGTACTCGTTCCCTCAATCGTATAGGCTTACCCTATCAAAAGCGTATCGTTGAAATAGCTACGATGTTTCAAACAGCTATCCCTTACAAGTACACCGCAGAGGACAGTCCGCTCTTTGCTGCCTTTCAAGAGGTTATCAAAGCCAACAAAATGAACTTCTCTGATAGTGCTATTTGTACCGAGGTAAAACGATATACCCTTGTAGCCGAGCTTTGGTATTTGGAGGAGCAGCCCAACGAACAATATGGCGTGCCTACTCAATACCTATTGCGACACAAGGTGCTATCTCCGCTCAAGTACAAGCTATATCCACGCTTTGATGACAATGATAACCTTATCTCTTTTGCTATTGAAAGCACTACCAAGGATAATAAAAAGACTATACTTCAAGGCTTCACCGCTGATGAGATATACACTTTTACCACAGAGAACGGCACCACTACCACAGAGGTAAAACCTAATATAATTGGCAAAATTCCAGTAGTACTATATCGCCAAGAGGAAACAGAATGGAATGCTGTACAGCACCTTATAGAGATAGCCGAGGTACAACGCACTTATTTTTCTGAAAGTAATAAGAAGTTCGGGGAGCCTATCCTAATGATAGCAGGAAAGGTAGAGGGTAAAATGGCTGTCAATAATACAGGGGGCAAGGTCTATGAGGTCAAGGACGGGGGTAATGTCCAATTCGTAGTACCACCTAATGCTAATGAAAATTTTGACCGTGAGATGAGCATGAATAGGCGTGATATACACGAGTTCACCCATACCCCCGACCTTTCCGATGAGTTCTATGCAGGCAAAGGGAATATGCTCTCAGGTGTAGGGCGCAAACTCGCATGGCTACCCGCTCATCTCAAGGTAAAAGATAACGAGGCTATATTTATCCCTGCTCTACAAAGGCGTATCAATATCATTTTGGCTTTCCTCTCTAAGATGTATATCCCCTTTGAGAAAGAACTCAAAACCATAGACATCACCCCTATCATCACCCCATTTGATATTGACGATGATACCGAGATGATACGTACCCTTATGGAAGCCAATGGAGGAAAACCGCTACTCTCTCAACGAGAAGCCATGCAACGCTTTGGTATTACAGACCCTGAAGCCCAATTACAGCAAATCAAATACGAGGAGAGTAGCAGCCTCAATGAAGCTAGTATCTAATGAACTACGACGAGCAACATAGAAAGCACCTAATAGACTACCTACAACAGATAGAACGATTATTCTATCAGTGGGTAGGCTTTTCTGTGTCCTTGGCTCTCAAAACAGATTTTCAAGATCTTGTAACAAGCACCCTATTTGCCTTTGCGGCTACTAAGAAAAGGAAAGTCTTTGACAAGGAGTTAGCTAAATTCAGCAACCAATTAGACCAAATCATAAAGCAAGGCATTACCAAAGAATGGGCTTTTGCTAACCTCAAGCAGGATAAGCTACTAAGGGAAGGACTAACCAAGTATCAGAACTTAGAAGCTCTCGAAGCCTTCAAAGTACGCAAGATTAAAGATTTTACTGTCTCCAATCGTGTATGGGATATTGCTAAAAAAGCACAAAGTGAAATAGAGCTTGCTTTATCTGTTTCCTTGGAGGAGGGCAAAAGCGCTGTCCAGCTAAGCCGTGAGGTACGCAACCTTTTGAATAACCCTACTGCGCTATTTCGCAGGGTAAGGGACAAATATGGCAACCTCGTACTAAGCAAAAACGCCCAAAACTATCACCCTGGGCAAGGCGTTTATAGAAGTGCCTATAAAAACGCTTTGCGCCTTGCAAGTAACGAGATTAATGTAGCCTATAAGTCCGCTGATTGGTTGCGTATCCAACAAAACCCTGATATTGTAGGCTTTGAAGTACGCCTATCCCCACAGCACAAAGTATATGACATGTGCGACCAGCTCAAGGGTAAATATCCTAAATCTTTTCGTTTCCACGGCTGGCATGTAGGTTGTAAATGTCATATTGTTACTATTCTTAAGACTGACGAAGAGCTTATCAAAGAACTCAAAGCTGATGAAGAATTACCTCCTGAAAGTTCCTCTAATTATGTGGGTGATGTGCCAAGTAATTATAAACAATGGGTAACGGACAACAAAGATAGGTTCAAGAATTGGAAAACAAAGCCATATTTTATTGAGGGGAATGTATCTGCTCAAAAGAATGAACTCTATATCACAAAAATAGCCAAAGAATACCCTAATGGAGGGAAAATAAATATTTCT